AGTAGTTGTATCTATAACAACAGATCCTTGAAGATTGCTATTTAACAATCCTGAAAGTGTTGCAATGCCATTTGACGTACTTTCTAAACTTCCTAATGCTGTTAAAATTCCAGAAGTTGTAGCAATACCATTAGCAACACCATTGGAAGAAGTTCCGCCTTGCAACTCTCCACTTGTTGTTGTTTGCGAAGTAATAGAAGCGTTAAGTTCAGCGAAACCACTAACCAAACTTATATTCAAACATGAACCGTCTGCTGAACCTAATAACGCTCCTTTTGCTATTAATTCACTACTTGTTGTTGTAGCTGTAGTAATTGTACCAGCAAGAGTTCCCTCAGCCGAGAGTATTCCCTGGGTAGTCGTAGTCGAGGTTGAAGTATGACTAAGAGAACCGGTTGCTGATAACACACTTGAAGTTGTTGTCTGTCCATTTATAGAACTTTCTGCACTTAAAGTAGACGTAAGACTTGCAGTAATTGTTGTTGCAGTAGTTGAAGTTCCTAATAAAGCTCCGGAAGCTGTTAATACTGCTTGGGTTGTTGTTGTAGTATCTACAATTACAGAACCTTGCAGATTACTGTTAAGCAATCCTGAAGTCGTAGCTACGTTAGTTGATGTTCCGGTAAGTGTTCCGGTTGCAATAAGTACACCTGCTAATGTAGTTGTGCCATTTATGGTAGCTATCAAACTTCCGTCAGCAGTTAAAATACTATCAGTAGTTGTAGCAGTATTGATAGTACTTTCCAATAAACCTTTAGCAGTAAGTATACTTGCTGTTGTAGTGACACTATCAATTTGACCTATAATTGCAGTTGTTCCAGTATCGCCAGTTAAATCACTTACAGTAGTTGTTGCACCATTTGAGGTACCTAATAAAGCACCTGTCGCAGTTAAAATACTATTTGTAGTAGTAGTGCCATCGATACTGCTTGATGCATTTAGAGTTGATGTTAGCACTCCGGCTACTGTAGCAACTCCATTAGAAGTACTGGATATATTTACCGTTTGTATTCCTGTAAGTACACCACTTGTTGTAGCTTGACCACTAATAACACCTACAAAAAGAATACCTCCTTCTTGTGGTAAAAGATAAAGTGCAACACCACCACTCCATGTGTTAGAACTAAAACTCCATTGAAGTAGTCCACTATTCGTTCCACTTGTGGAAAGTACTTTGCTAATTGCGCCAAATGAAGATCCGTCACCTGTTGCATCAGTTTGCAAGTCGTCTGTTGTCCAACCCGAACCCGCCCAATTTTGTAATGTATCTGCTTCAGCACCAACTAAAGTGACTGCCAATCTATTGTCACCTGTAGTGTTGTTGGTATTGCTCATCACGTGTGTAGTCGTCTGTTCCATGATGTGCTGAACCAAACCTTCAAATGGCGTGCCTGTTGTAATACATCCGGAGTAAGAGTACATGATACCTGCAGTCGTTTTACCTTGACTTGCTGTACCTGTGAATGTTTGGGTTCCACTTTCGGTTCCTGCTGCACGTTTCCACATGATTGTGATACCTGCTTGTGCGTTGGTATCATCAACAAGAATGATGTTCCATGTTCCGTCGGGTGCTGAAAAACCGTCATTATCTGCATCCATTAAGACTGCAAAAATGATATCGTTTTCATTGACTGTTGTCGGATAAGACACATCAATTGACAATGTTCCACCTGTTGCTGCTAATGTACCCTTGCTGAAATATGAAGGAGCTCCACCTCCACCTCCGATTGCTTGAATACCAGCAACAAGACTTGTACTACCATTTACTTGAACAGTAGCACGCGCTTTTCGTATCATGGTGCCACTATTGGTAATCGAAATAGTAATAGCACCTAACAAAGCTCCTGTAGCTGTTAAAATACCATCGGTTGTAGCAGTACTTGTTTCTATATCACTTAACTCACCTGTACCGGTTAGCGTACCTGAAGTTGTAATTGTTGTATCTACAGATCCAGAAATAATATTTTTTAAAACACCTGTAGCATCAATGGTAGTTGCACCATTGGAAGCACCTTCTGCAAACACTTTACCGATTAATGAGCTATCAGTTGTAATCGAAATTGTTACAACAGAAGCTAATACACCATTTGCAGTAAGCACACTTGAAGTTGTTGTAGCACTATTTATTGTACCGGCTAAAGCGCTATTGGTTAAAATACCTTCATTAGTTGCAGCACCGTTAATTGCTGAAACTAAATTGGCTGTACCGGTTAAGATACTTGATGTTGTTGTAGCAGTAGAAATGCTACTGTCTATAGCTACAATTGAAATAAGCAATCCGTTTGTTATGGCAACGCCATCAACTTGTACTGCTAAATCCCCTCTGGCTTGTATTTCCCCTGATATGGTTAAGGCAGGATTAGATACACCAATCAAGGATCCATTAGCGGTTAAAACGGCGTTTATCGAAGCAACACCATCTATTTGACCAAAAATAGGATCGACAGGTTTATTTGTCAAATCAGATGAGGTTGTTGTTGCTGTATTTATAGTTGATACCAAACTACCACTTCCTTTTAAAAGAGAAGTTGTTGTTGTAGCGGTGTTAATTGCGGTTTCTAATAATCCATCAGCAGTAAGAACAGAAGTAGTCGTTGTAGCGGTATTAACAGTAGATGTTGCAAATGTTTTTCCAAACAGCTCACCTGATGTTGCACCTTCATTAATTAAATCAAAGCGGAATGTGTTATCAGTAATTCCTTGCCAAATTTCAGTCTGATTAAAGTAAACATAATTACCATCAAATTCTTTAGTAAGAGTTCTTAGAACTCTTACTTCATCAGTTGCTGAATCACTTGTCCAATTTGTTAATTCTACTGTAAAAGCAATATCTTGAGTGTATTCAGTTCCATCAAAATCAAAGTACATAAATCCATTAGCGCCAAGGGAAGAACTTGAAATAGTTGTAGAACTTGTCTGTAAAACTGCATTTGGAAACCCACTTGTTGTTGAATATATTTTTGCTGTTAAATCATAAACGGGAGAACCTGCTTTTACATAATAAATCCCTATTTTTTTTATTTTTCCAGAAAATGAATTAAGTGTTTGTCCAATTTTTTCTGTAAGTCCATTTCTTATTGGAGAGGAGTTATATCCTAAATTCTGTGTAATACGCCATTGAGAATCAGAACGACCTTGAATTAACGTCGGTTGATTTTTTAAAACACCAGAAGTCGTACTATTGGTATTGATAGCACTTTCTAATACAGCGTTTCCTATTAAAACACCTGTAGTAGTTGTAGCCGTATTGATTGAGCTGAAAAGAGCTAAATTTTCAACAACATCAAATGTTGCCGTTAATTCTGTTCCTATCCAATCAGTCCAAGCATCAATTCCTGTTGGGTCTTTTGCTCTAACTTGGTAATAATAAGTATCTATTGGTAATAGCGGAAATTCTTCATAAACTGAAAAACAAGCATCAGTGTTTGAACTACTTAACCAAGCAGAATTATAAATAATATTATTACCTTCATGCGTTGGAGTTGTGCTATCTAAACCAAGTCTAAGAACATTAGTAACACCATTATCATAAGTATATTCAAGAACAATACAATAAGGAGTATCTAACGTAGTTTTATAAGGATTTGAAAAAGTAAATTCAACATCTTCATAATCAGTTGCGGAAATTGTTGAGGCATCTACTGCATCTGATGTTGCAAGTGCCGTTCCTGTAGGCTTTCCGCTTGTACCAAATGTTCCTGTATGTGCATAAAGTTTAGCGTAACAATTACCTCCAATTGTAGCATTACGAAATAAAAAAAATGTACATTTTTTAAGAAGACCTCCACCGCCTTTAAATGTTTGTCCTGCGGCCGGATAAGGCGGTGCGGCTAATTCATATCCCCCTAAACTATAAAAAGTATTTCTATTAGATGAAGGGTATTCATCTATTAAAACAAGATTTGCATTAATATCTGTACCAAGAATAAATACTACGTCTGATGTGGTAGTAGCTGACCAAACCGTAGAGTTCCAATATGCAATATTACCATCGTATGCATTTCCTGAATTAGCACTATCAATGTGTACTTTAATATAGTTTGAAGCATCACCGCCCGAAAATTCAAAAATGGCAAAGTAATTCGTGTCTTTTACTAACGTATAATCGGATGGAAATCGAAATGAATACCAAGTTTCTGTTGTCGTGATTGTAGAAACATCTATACTTTCTGATGTAGCTAAAGCTGTTCCTGTAGGCAATCCACCTGAACCATAGGTTCCTGTATGAGCGTAAATTTTTATAACACCGTTTCCTGTAGGAGAACCAAATTTACTTAACTGCATTTGCACATAAGCTATTTGATTTCCGTCACCTGTAAACGATTCTCCTATCGAATGAGATGATGACCCATAAACTCCTTGTGAGCTTGTTTGGGTTTCTGTATTAAATGCGGCTCTACTTGGAGAACTCTTACTAAGAGTAAGACTTAATTTTTCGTTGTCATTAAATGGCGGATAGTCTGTTGAAGTAACCGTATTAACAAATTTACGAGCCGTTTTTGAACTATACTTATGTAGCGGTGATGTTTTATAAATTCCGTCATCTGTATCGCCATCGCCATAAACAAGTGTGTAAAGTTCATTAGTAGTGATATTAAATGAAGAACTAAACCAACTTCTTGAACTTTCACCTATAGCAGTAAAATTTCCTGACCCACCTGTCTGTTTGTAAATATCGCCTCCTTCTACAGTCACATATACATCGTTTGTATTAGTGTCTATTGTTATGGAACTATAACTTCTTGAAGTTTGACTTAAAGCGGTCATGCCACTTCCTGTATCTTTGTAAATATCACCAAAACCTACAACCGCATATATATTACCAAATTTATCAACAGCTACATCATGATATTGACGAGAGGTTTGATTCATAGCGGCAAAAGTTCCTACTCCACCTGTTTGTTTATAGATGTCGTTAGAATGACAAACATAAACATCATTGTTAGATTCATCAATAGCAATACCACGATATAAATTAGTTCCTGTATCTATAGCGGTAAAACTTCCTCGTCCAAATGCCTGTTTGTAAATACCAACACTTTCTTTTGATACAATAACATCGCCTGTTCGGGAATTGACAGCAATGCTTTTCATAGCACCGCCAACACCACTACTCAATGGCTCAAACGCTCCTTCTCCTCTTTTCTGTCGATAAACATCATCATTATATATTGTTGCATATACGTCATTAGAAGAAGAATTTACAGCTACAGCATACCATAATTTACTTCCGTCAAGTTCTATCGGAGAAATACCGCCACCGTCAAACGTGTTAACATTATCAATTTCAACTTCAATTTCAATTTCAAAGTTGTTAGCAAGCTTTTTATACACAGCAAAAGTCATATCATAAGAACTGTTGCCTCATTGTTCGTCAACAAGCATACCGCTATGTGGTTGTGTAGTATATCCTTGATATTGAAGACCACCCGCAGTAGGTTGAGTTACAGTATAAATTACTACACAATATTTTGTGCCATTTACTAACAGATAATCAGCGTAAAATTCAAACTCGTACCATGCAAAATTTGGATTTGTTGTTGCAATATCTGCCGGTGTAAATGTTGCTGAAGTTCGTAATGGTGCGCCTGTTATATCTGAGCTTGTTCCGTATGTTCCTGTGTGAGCGTAAAGACGTGCTTGCCAAGAACCACCAGATATAGTAGTTCCTTTAGCTATAAAAAATCTAACACCCGATATTGTTGAACCATCACCTGTAAATGATTGTCCTGTGTAATGTGTTGCTAACTGTCCTACAGTTGCAGTTAAATTTTCGCTACCTGATTTAATTGAATCAATTATCTCGATTTCATAAGGATATGGCGTAAATTCTAATACAGGGTCTTCAACATCTGTAAATTCTGTTCCACTTGCTGTATTTAATGTGATTGAAATACTTGGATCAGGAATAAGATAAAATGCAGCCATGTCAGCATATTCTGCACCTCCATCAAAACTAATATTCGCATTACTACCTGGTTTATTAGTACCAGTAAGAGTTGTTGTTTTTAAGATAAATTGACCATCAGAGCCTACCGTTGTTGTTAAATTTGATTCTAAATCCCAATAAATACCAGGAGAAACTGTGTCATCTTCTATAACAGCTATTGCAACAGCTAATCTATCAAGTCCAGAAGGATCTACTTCAGGTCTATGGCTCACAGCACCCCAGTTTGCTATCCCTACCGTACTATAACCTTCAACAGGATTTCCTTGTTTAACACAACCACTAAACCTATAAATAATTCCTGCAATTAGGTTTCCAGAATTTGTTGCTGATGTAAACGTAGCATTTCCTGTTTCTGTTCCGTCTGCTCGTTTCCAATAAAAAGCAGTAGAAAGACTTGTTGTACTATTGTCAAAACTTAACTGATGCCAACCGTTCGGAGTATCAAAAGTATCATCATCTGCATCCAATAAAGCTGCGATAAGAATATCGTCTTCATCAACTCTGCTTGGATAAGGAATTGCTATGGCAGCATCACCACCAGCTCCAATACCTCCGGTACTTTGATATAATATTGCCATTTATTAGTTACTGTCTTGATAATACTTCATCAATTCTCGCTTGAAAATTAGAACTTTCACAACCTCCCATTTGGTCGTTACATTCTAAAAATAATTCGTCTTTTAATAAAGACGGAAAGTTGTTTATTTTATCAATTTCTCTTTCTATGAAATTTCCTTTTTGCAGACTAATTACATCATATACATAATTTGGGTCATTTTCTTCTTCTTCTGTCGGATCGTCTGCAAACAAATAGTTTTTTACAAAGTTTTTCCAAATGCGCCAAAGGTCAGGGTGTGAATTGTTGAAATCAATAAAAGACGAATACTGAAATATCTTAATCATTTTAGTATCGTCAAATACTCCTGCATGAACCGATTCTCGTAAATCGTTGCATTGTTGTGCATCTAAAATTGGATTTGCTTGTATAATTGTAGCCCAGTCATCTAAATTGAGTATCGCCATAAGATTAAAGATTTAAAAAAAAAGGTGCCCGAAATTGAGCACCCTTTTTCGGTTGATTGATTGAGTTAGTTATAACTCTTAGTCTTCGTTCACGTCTAACGCACCGATAGCAAATTCCGGAGTAATACCAGAACTAACGGCTAAGTCTGAAGTTAACTGACCCCAATACAGTCTGTGAGAATCTGTGTTGGTTGAATTGTCTTTCCATATTGCAAAGTAACGAACAGTTTCTGATCCAGCTGTACAAGCACCAAAAGTGATTGCTGCTGTGTTAGAAGCGTTGTTTCCTGCTACAGTCCAACCCGCACCTGAACGTGCTACAGCTACACCACCAGTTGCATAACCTGTGTAAGCACACTCTGTTCCAATAGTAGCATCATCTACAGTTACAGCAGACGTGTACAAACGTACATACAAACTACCTGGAGTTGTTGAACCTTGAAGACCTGTTCCATCACCTACATTGGCAATGTCTGTGTTGTTGAAGATCAATTCCAACAAATCGGTTTCGAATGAATTTGATTTACTCATAATTTAAAGATTTAGGATTATTAATTATACTCAAATTTACAATTTTATTTTTTTACGTTCTTCCCTCTAAAACACCACTTACAGAAGCACTACCCACAGCAGCATTTGTAAGACATACTCCTTTTATATTCCAATCTGTTTCCGGTAACGGACCGTCTATAAATATACGCGCGTATGTAGGAGCTGTTAAATTTTTATGGAATAATACAGGAATTTCATAAGCTTCTGAACTTAATGCCAATTCATTTTCTGTATAGCCAAGATCTAATAATGCTTGTCTATTTTGTTCCAATCCAATGAATTTACTATCGGTAACTATAATACCGTTGTATTCAATTCTAAAACGATCTGCAAGCGTTAATGGTGTTGCTAAAATTCCAGCCATACCAACACCAGTACCAAATTCTACTTTCACTATAAATGTTCCAGAACCTTGATAAGATTCACTACATAAAATAGTAGGTTCTTTAATCATAAGACCTTCTACTTTTACATTAAGAATTTTAATACTTCCTTCAAGTGCATGTTCAGGACTAACACCTGGTCGCATCCATCCTTTAGTTTCCATAAATTCTACAGTTGAAACACCTTCCATTGGAGCAGTAATACCATAGCCTAATTCTTGTGCTACTACTGATGCGGTAGCATTTACAACTCCGGCAAGTTCTTCAATACATCCTGGGTCAGGAACTGCGGTTGCTTGGTCTTTAATAAATGGATCCAATTCTGTATTGAAACAAAGCTTGTTCAATCCGTTATTAGTCATGGCTTCAATAGTACCTCCAAGACGTGTTTTTCCAATTTCCATCCATTCTTGTTCAGTAGGGAATGCATCATGACCGCGTGCTTTCAATTTTTCATCTTCGTACATGCGTTTGTACATCAATAATTGATTGGCACTGCCTTCTTTTAAAAACACTCTTGACGAGTAAAAACGATAGGTAGTATAAGCGACAACAGCTTCTAAATGATTTCTTGTTGTAAACGGATTGCCGTCTTGATCTAACAACATTCCTAAATAGTAAAAATCAAGTGCTTCAGGCCCGGTCGCAAACAAACGGTATTGATTTCCTTGCAATATACCATCTTCTAAAGCACCATAACTCCATTCGTATAAAAAGTCCGGTGGTAATATGATCGTTTGACGATCATACATGCCATCACCATTGGTATATTGTTTTTTCTTTAAAACAACAACACCTCCGGTTCCGATATCTTGTTCTACATTGAAAACAAATCTTCGTAACCGATTGTAATGCGGTCGCATATTTTCAATACCGGTAGCATCTTTTATATTTTCAATGATTTCTTCAAAAAAAACAATTCCACTTTTCATCCCTTGAATAATTTATTTTGTGAATTTATAAGAGCTAATGCTGTGTTTAATTTAGGCAATAACTCCACATCGTATTCCTCTTTAAAATCTTGTTCGAATTTTGTAATAATACTATTTCCGCCTTTGGTTTTTTTCAATTGCAAATTGGCAAAAAAAGTAAGTGCCGGTCTGCTATACCATATCCAAACTATCGATCTTTTAAAGATTGTTCCATGAATGTTTTTATGTACCGCTTTTCCTTTTGCTTTTTTAAGCATTCCGGAAAGAGGAAAATACAAGTCTTCAAAACTTGAATAAAACATTTTAAAATAACTCTTAAAATAACTCTTAATAATAGAGCTGTATAATGATTGAGGAAGTTGAAACGTCTTTGCTTTGCCAATATGAATTTTTTTATTGGTGCCAAGCAGATAATTTACTGGATATTTCTTTTTTCTATAAAAGTGTTCTTCAGTTATTATTTCATTACGACTGTACTTTTCCTTGGTCATGATATCTTAATGTGTCATTTTTTGTATTTGGAATCTGGTCTGATTTGGTTTGTAGAATTAAATTAAATTCTTGTCTTAAAACTTGATTTTTAAGAAGCTGAATTTCTTCAGCAGGCATTGGATAAGGATCGGTTGTCCAGTCATAATCAATTCCATCTTCAGGGTCTACTAAAATAGCAGACATGATAACACGTTCTTTATTCTTTAAACACTGCAACATTGCTTTAAGCCCTAATGCATCATTCATTGCATAAATTGATGCATTTTCAGGAATGCGTAATGTAAGTGTATTGTCTTCAATTTTCGCCATCGGTATACTGCCTCCGATGATATTTTTTTTGTGTAAATGGTAATCTTCTTCGTTGGATATGGAAATATTGGAAAACCCGGGCGTTAACAATTTTGTTCCATAGTAATTTTTCAGATAGATAATTCCTGGTAAATCTGCTTCCCATTCAGTGTTGGTTGTTCTTGTTAGTGAAATTGGTACTTTTTGGAAACACTCTCCTTGGATTATTAGTCCATTTTTACTTTTAGCAGCTAAGATTTGAGCTCTGTGCGTTCTAAGAAAACTACGAATACGTCTTTCTCCTACAACCTCATCACTGTTAAGTTCTCCGGCTCTGATAGCGCTAATAAGCTGATATACGATACTTTCTTCGGTGGTTCCCATTATTTACTTCGTTTTCTATAATCTTCTTTCATGGCATATTGCGGTTGTACTCTTGGATCACCGGTTGCAGTAAACATATCGCGTACCATGATTTTAATAACCTTGTCAACTGCGTGTTCCGGTAGGTCTACAGCAATTTCTGTTTCGATATCGTCATGTTCAGAATAAGCACCAAAAGTCGGTTGCTTTATATACATCCCATAAACAAAAGTTGGATTTCCTGTACTCAATACTTTGATGTAATCTTGGTATAAAAAAATAGAAGGATATTCTGCGGTAGCTCGCGTATCTGGATCTGCTTGGTAAATATCTTCTTGTCCGTGTCTTATAATAGCTGTTTGACGTACTGTAGTTGTATCATCTACAACCATTGCAGACATCAAATGTTGATAGTCGTCAGGGAGTGAAACCAAGTATCCGGCTTCACTCGCTACGACTGGTAATTTGTACGGCTTATACAGAGTCCTTATATCGTCTCTAATTTCTTGGGTATTCTCAACAAATTTCACTGTTTCGCCAATAAAGTCGTGAACAGCAGTTTCAAGTCTGTTCATTATATAAGGTATCGGAAAAAAGTCAGAACCCATTTTATCGCATTCTTCAAGGACTTTTCTATAAAATTTATCAACTGTATAAGCCATGAGTATTGTTTAATCTGTTAACGCATACAATCGTGTCAGTGCTTCTGTATGCACGTCAGGATGATTCATAAAGAATGCACGTACTGTGTCAAAATTTGAACCTACTGTTGCAGAATGGAATTTATAAACTCCATCTTGATAAGTTAAAATTTTCAATCGTATCATTTCTTTAAACTCCCAATGCATCTTTGCATCTTCAGGATTGTTAATGATTTTATCAACTATTTTCGCATTTACAATGCTTTTCTTCACGTAATTTTTCAAACGTGTACGCAACATTTTCTTTTCAGCTTCTCCTTCAAAGTTTGGATCCATATAAGCTTGTCCAAGTTGCGCCATGATATGACGTAGACGTTTCAAGCCAATAGATTGCTTTCCTGAATTTAAACTTAATTTTCCAAGCAATACATCGATAAAATCTTCATCATCTACACCAGACAACATTTCTTTGTCGCGGTAGGTTAATGTAATTTTACGTGCATCTTTTTTTGAAATAATGTGCGGATCAAGGTCTTCAACTCCTTTTACTTTTACTTCCGGGTGACAAATAAGCCAACTAACAATATAATAATCGTTTCTGTTTTGTTCAGGGTACAAATCAATAACTAATTTATCGATCATGTATCCATTTTTAGCTGTACCATCTACTGTTTTAAGATACGTTCTTTGTCCAGTAAAAGGATTTGGATAAATAGGCAAATGGTATCCACCAAAAGCTGAAGGCCCTTGTGAATTACCTACTTTGTAAGATAGTCGCCATCTACCTTTAATGTCTACTGAATGCCATGTTTTTCTCTCTGTCTGTGTATTCATTTTTTCTTGTTTTTAAATTAAGATTATATGGGGAGCTTGACACTCCCCATCTAATCAATTAAATATTAATAATGCCAAGTAACTGCTTGGTCATCAATCCAGCTTTCACCAGATAATGCACCACCAGCAAACTTCGCTGAAGCTCTAATAATACCACAACTCTCTGTAGAGTAGATGATTGGTAAAATTTCACTTAACATATCAAATCGCGCACCGTCAAATCCTGAGAATGCAACTGGAGAGTTGTTTCTTGAAGGATCTAATGAATGCATACCATCGATATATTTCGCTCTAAGTTCTCTGTCGTTTCTTGCTAACACGTCAATGTTTGAAACACCGTTCACCATTGAAGCGTTAAGAACGTACATAGTACCTGTACCGATAATACCACCGTTTTGAGGCGCAAAAGCTGGGTGATTTGACAATTCATCTTCAATGAAGATAATTTCGTTTTCAAGATAGTGATATCTATCAACGGTAAATCCAACTTTGTTTTGAGCACCTGTACGAACATTAAATACAACATTTGTATTGTTCATACTTGTGTTACCATCACCACGAACATCCTGACGGAATCCGATTAGATTTTTAAGAGCTTTATCGATCTTAATGTGCGCAAGTTTGTCACCTAAGATAACAAACGTGTTTCCAGTAGAACCGTTAGGAGCTCTTTGTGCAAGCATTGTGATAAACAATTCAATTTTCTCAATATCCAAATCTGCATTCGGATCGTAAGAAATAGTTAAACTGTCTTCCAATTGAGGTATCCAACCATCACCGATTACCGGCGCTACAATACCCATGTTAGCACTAAAGCCATCAAGAGTAAGTAAGTTAGTACCGTATGCTTCATACCATTGGTGCGCATTTGCACCACCAGTAGGATCCATTGACATTCTTGCATGGCGTGCACCTTGCTCCATATCAATAGCATGCTTTTCTCTCATATCGAGAACCGCTTCAAATTCCCACATTGTCGCTTTAGTCTCATCGTTGTAGATAGGAGCAACTTTTTGGTTAAGCGCTGAACCGGTCATTGTAAGAGTACAACGAGAAATGAAAGAATAGTTAATTCTCCATTTTGTACGTCTTTCTCTTTGATAACCTTTCTCAGAACCTTCACCAAATCTGTTACCAACTTCTGCAAGCAATTCGTCGGCAGCAACCATGGTTTCAGCAAATAAACCAGCAACACCATTTACTTTCGCTTTCACGATGTAATAAGTACCACCAGATTCTTTTACAGGAGTTCCCATAACAATTAAGTTTGGTCCCGCGTAGTTTCCAAGAGAAATAGTATCTCCTTCGTTGTACTTGTCACCAAAAATGTTGTTTGCAGGATCGTGCTTCACAGCAATAACACAGTAGTCATTGTGTTGTACCGCAGCTGCATCAGCAACACCAGTACCATAAGCAAGAGCTCCAACTTGAGCATCAAGCTCAGTTTTGTTGTAAGCAGTAGCTTCTGCTAAGTCACCTGTAAAATAAGTCTTTCCAAACGCATACGCTGGAATAAAAATAGAGCCTTTGTAAGCAACACGATAAGCGTTGTCATGGATAGAACCAGACACGCGCATTACTTTACCTGCTTGTGCACCCATGTTTACACGCCCTGTAGCGTACAGCCATGAAGTGAACTTGTTTTTAGACGCGAATAAATCAAACGTCTTGTTTTTGATTGCAAAGTCTTTAGCCATGTTTACAGTCAAAGACTTGTCTTCCGTATGAATTTGCGGATTAAATCTTTCCGAAATTCCTCTTAATAATGTTCCCACTTTTTAAATTTTTAGGATTCAACAATTGATTTAAAAAATGGTTTACCTTCATAGCCCTGCCCTGAAGATACTACCGAGCATTGGTAAATTCTTTTATTGTTTTTTGTGAGTGATTAGCTTTGCCTATCACTTATTTCACAAAAAGCTCACTAAAAGTAAGATCGCCGTCGTCCTGGTTTGTGTTCTTACCCTGAACATATTCACCGGTTTGTGATGAGTCGGATAGCCCCAATTTATTGAGAGTGCTCTTTACCCCAGCGTTGAAATTTGGTTTCCCCAAGTTTTTGAGAATGGTATCTCTATGCTTGAGGTATAACTCAAATTCTACAGCTACGTCCGGACGGTCTTTTAATTTATCCAAATGCTTATTTTGGGTTACCGTATTATAAGCTTCCAATAAGTCTGCTTTTGACGGTGTTATTCCCAAGAATTTTTTTTCTTTATATATTTCACTTACTTTTTCTTGAATTTTGCTTTTACGTTCATTCTCACGTTCTTGAATAGACATATTTTTAACGCGTTCATGCTCTTGAACTTTTGCATTAAGTTTATCTCGTTTAGCTTCAATAGAGTATCTAACGTTTTTAGCATTGTATCTCAACTGTCCAACCTCTTTCATTGATTCGACTTGACTGTTGATGTGATTAATCATGGTTTCTTGGTCCCAGTTTTTCATTTCTGGATGATCCAACATATCCATGTAAATATCATGACGAATAATATCTTCATCATTATAATTCAACACCTTGTTGTGATAGTCCAATGTTTTTTGATCTCTTTCAAATTCAATCTCTTGCGTGTTTCCTGGTTCTTCTTTTTTGAAGTGTTCCTTTAACTCGTTAATGGATTTGAAATCTGTATTCAAAATTTTATTGAACTTTTCAATTTCTTCTTTTTCAGCCGCTTCTAATGAAGCGTCAAAATCCAAGTCTTCTTCACCTTGACCCTCCGTGATAGGGTTGCCTTCTTCGTCAAGATTTACACCTGGTGGAGATCCCGCAGGTATTTCTTGTGCCGCCGCCGGAGGATCTTGGGTGAACATACTTGTAAAATTATTTTTAAATTCATCTTCGGTCGCCATATCCTGTTGATCGAAAAATCCTTCTTCCAATTCCATTGGGTCTTTTCTGATGTTGCCTTCTTGTGCCATATTTTTTTACTGATTTTAGGTTAATACAAATGTATGAAATTAATTATTTCTCTTTTTTTGGCGTTGCCGGGGCCGAAGCTTGTTGAGCCGCTTCCACTTCTTTCATGAGTAACTCATGGTCAAGTTTTGCTGCTGTTTGAAGCTCTTGAGAATTTAATTGATCTTGTAATGTTGTTGTTTTATTGTTCGCATAAATTTTGGCAATAAGAATGTCTTTTTGGTGTCCTTCTCGAACCAACTTATTCTTTTCATCTTCAATTGCTTTATCATGCTCGCGCTGTGCTTGTTCGGCAGCTTGTGCCGCTTGTGCGTTTTCAGCTTGAAGTTTTTCAAAAGCTTTCAATCCTTTCTCTAAAATAGCTTTACTTTCAGAAGCACTATCTGCTTCAAGCGTATTGATGAGGTCTAAAATCAACTCACGTTCTGTAGCATTACCTAATGCTTGAACAGCTGCCTGATCGATAAGATCTTTGTCTTTTTTGTCTTTAAATCGATTTCCAATATAAACGCCTAAATCCTCTAAGAAAAAATCTCCAAAAATAGTTAAGAATTTTGCTTTCATATCTCCAAATACATACGAAAATACTTGTCCTTTTTTGTATACTTTCTTAGATTTTAAAAGCATCTTACCAAGCATGGATTGTACAAATTCATCAAATGGATTGAAGTAAATTTCTGTGCGCGCATTAGAACCCAGAACTGCTCGTTCCGTTCCTGAAGCTGTTTGGTATTGTCCAACCTCTCCAGAACGTTCTTTAGAAAGCCCGACAAACTTACGAGCCAATTCTTCAATAAGCATTAAAGCATTGATGATTTCTTGGGTATGTCCTTTATTGGATAAATTTAACGAGGTAAACTGATTGAAGGTGTTACGGGTTCCGTTGTCTTTAGAATTAAAGAAAATGATCTTATCTTTTTTGATATGGTGCAGCATTCGATTTAATGCTTTTTTGGTACCGTAACTATCTACGAATTGTTTTGGAATTTGCGCAATATCATACACCATTACCTGACCGTCATTTGCTTTCATAGACAATCGTAATTCAAATAGCATATCTGATGCTATTTTTTGTAATGGAGCAATTTTAGAAACTACAGAACGGTTTTCAGTAGAGTACATAGTGTTGCGACCTTTAATAGAAACTACTGGTAAATGCACTTTCTTTTGATTGTCAATGTAGGTCAAACGATCTTCTGTGTCTACTCCGTATTTTAATAAGATTTCCGGACCAAGCATTTCTATACATCGAACCACCTCTACTGATAGTTTTTTAACTCTATCGCGATTACGTGGCTTTTCATCTTCTTTTAAGATTGTATATACATCTTCTCCGGTATACTTGTTTTTATGAATTTTTACATTTACGATTTTGCGAGATTTCCACTTCATCTTCAACACACGTAAACGGTGTGAAGAACGGGTATCGTACCAATCTTTATAAGAAACACCCTTTTCACAATTTGCATACGGATGACTATTGGTTAATTGCAAATTACCTTTCCCATACGAAAACGGTTGATTGACAAGCATGTTTTGATCCATGCGTTCAAAAACCTCATCGACTTTTTTCAATTGTTCTTCCGTAAGTTCTTCACCGTATTCATTTAGAATGTCATTTTTAGTCATCAAAGGAAAGAACGCGAATATTTGTGGATTTGTTTGAATTTCTTCATTAGGATCCACATCGATATAATGTTCGTCAAAACGCGCACGCTCAATAGTAGGGTGTCCGTTTTTACACCCCATGTACAACGTGCATTCTTCTCCAATTAAAAAGTCTTGAAGTAGCGTTTTAATTTTGCGCTTTTCTTTCAAGACTTCTAAAAAATGTTCGATAAGGTCATCACCTAATTCTTCGGAAAGTGTTTTGTAATTTTTTTCAAAAAACGTTTCAATATCATCTGGCAGATCAACTTCAGGATTTGCTGTTTCCGGAGTGAATCCTAATTCAGGAGTTAATTTTTCATTCAGCTCTCTGAATATTTCTTCAGACACATACTTAACGAGTTCGTCAAGTTTTTTATTTACAGCGTCTTTATTCATTGCATAGACCTTTCTGCGCAATGGCAAAGAAATGTACTCACCTACAAGTTGGTCAACAATCATTTCACACAATGGATATACCATGTATTCAATTCCTAAATCATAACCATACTGATGCGTAAGTCCTTTGTTTAATTCAACGTCTTTTTCTGAAAGTTCACAAGAATATTTCCGATAAAGCTTTGCGATTGTTTCTGTTCTTAACAAATATTCGTCAGAACCAGAAAATTCAATCATACGATTGGCGTGCTCAATGTAATATTTTTTTGTCCACTTCGATTCAGGCACGCGCTGATTAGGGATTTGGAAGTGTCTATCATTCATACTGTTTACGTTTTTCTATTTCTTCTTTCACTTGCTCAACAAAAATATCATCGTGTTGTTTAGTTTGTAGCTCACGGTTTCTTTCCAACGCTTCTTGACGTTGTTTCTCTTTCATAGCCATAAAGTTAAGATATTTTTTTCTTTCCTCTCCTTCGAGGTGTTTTCGCGGGTCAAACACTTCAATATTATTGACAGAAACGTCAGTTTGCCCGTATACATTTTCTCTAACTTGTCCGTTAGAAAATTCATAAAACGCCATGTCCATTAACACATCTCCTTGATCGTAACGTTCTAAATCTTCTGCAATATAATCAAACATATCAAGTTTCTGAATTAGACACATACCAAGAGCCATAGCGATATCCGTGTTTTCATCACCGTAGTCAATCAGATCTAAAATAATTTCATCGGACCAAATGTTTCCACAATTCTTATTGACTTCATGCTTTAAAAGTCTGGTAACAATATTTTTCATTTCAGTAGTCATGTGTACTCCATAACGCTGACGTCCTTTATTGGCAATAGATTCACTTCTTAGAATAGGCTTTTCACACAAGTACTTTTCTGCGCGTGTATCTTCAAAGTAGTTGATAATCATCACTTTTGAATACTCGACAAGCATCTTTGTTCTGTAATAGACTGCTAATTTCAACGAATTATGGTAAAATAAATCATCACTACTGGCATCGCCTTTTTCCTGAATAAAGGCTACCGGCATGTTGTAATCTTGCGACATTCCTGTAAAACATCGGTAAATTACAGAAGCTCCAAAGGAACCTTTCTTTTCTTCGGTAGTCTGGTCATAAGAATCGACACCGCCAATATCTGCCAAGTACGGCATCCCTTCTTCATTGATTGGCTTTGCTATGATGCGTACCGTGCCGGTAGCATCTTCTATGAACTTAACACCACTGTTATTGGCAATATGTATTTTATCGCGTTCTTTTTGCGTATGGCATCGCGACAAGCTAAATTCCAATTCCGGATTGTACACCCACTCCAAGCGACCTTTTTTTACCTTGTACGGCGGATCGGTATCGTAAATGGTTTGCAACTGATTGTTGAGTAACAATCGATTGAGCTGTCCTCCGGAAGTCTTTAAGAAAATGTGTCCTTCTTCCGTAGGTCTTGATTGAATTTCCTTGATATATCCTTCTTTGGATTTACTTGCTTTACGTCTGCGTTCTAAAATATCTTTCAACGCTTTGATTTCATCAGTACGTCCGGTACGAATATCAAAGAAGTTTGGTTGTTCGTCGCTATTTTCTCCATCTTCATTACTACGACCAGGATAGTACATATACGCCGGAATGAATATTTTTTTTAAGTTGTAGGCACCCGGATTCTCCCACATGGTTTTCATATCTTTCGATCCTTTATCTACTTCCCCACCTGTACCGTAAAGCATGGGTACTCCGAATTGAATACCACCCTCCATAAAACATGGTTCAGAAGCTTTGTAGGATTTGATGAGGTTGTCTTGCAGTCCGATTTCCTCAAAGATGAAAAAAGAATACGACCCACCTTCAAATGCAGACGGGTCGCTAAAAAATGTTTTGACAGTAAGTTCACTTCCAATACCTTCTTCTTTGACAACTTTGTTTTCTGAAAATCGGTAGGTGAACTTTAAAAAGTTCTTGCTTTTTTTATAAGATACTTTGTATTCTTCCCGAATGTTCTCTAAAGATTTTTGGACTTTTTGAAACAGCTCTAAAGCTTTATCTTCTTTTCCGGCACCAATAGCCACTTCATTGTCTTTTGAAAACAACATATTCCAAATGGTCATACAGTCACCAATGTAAGACAATCCCATACGCCGGGCTTTACCGATTATTAAACCGTACCCGAGTAACCCCGCCTTTTCAATTTCTAAAAATAACATATGATCCAACACGCGGTAGTATGGATAATGCAATCGTTTTTTGGTATCCCCCTCTCGCAACATCATAATTTGCAAGTTGTTGAGGTAGAAATAATGCGGTCCGGTAATACGTGGATATTGAACGCCATCGACCACCGGCGCATACCCCTCTAAGCATCTGCGATCTTGTTCATCCCAAAAATCATCGTATTCAAGGGTGCCGGGTTCCATGTATGGAATTTCCTCATAAACAAGCGGTGAGTAGTGTTTGGAATGAAAGTGTTCATCTACTTCAGGAATTTCAAATTCCCAATAATTGTTTCTTCCTGTTGGGTTGTAGTTATCACTCCGTACACTATGATTTTCTTTAAGTACTGATTTAGGAGCTAACGACATTGTTTATTTTTTTAGTAAAAATAGCAAAAAATTAAAAAGGGGAGTTTTGGCATACTCCCCTTCAATTTTGAACAAGTAAAAATCAGAGAAAAACATGTTCAAGATAATCTCTTATTGTAGAACGAATTTTTATCAAGTATCTTTTGTTCTAACCTACGCAAGGTATATCCATTACGTACCGGACTACCATCAAGAATATCAACCCCAGCTGTATCGTTATTGAACTTATCAATCAACCCCTCAATGGTAGATAACTGTTTGAACAACTTCACCTTGTTATCATCTTCTACTTCTGATTTTATTTCTTCTAATTTATTAAGCAGCATGAAATCCAGTGTCCGTTTTTTTTCCAACCGGGCATCGAATTGCAATGCTTCATACTTAATCAAACAAGCTTGTATTTTTTCTTGATCCCACACAAACGCTCTGCGATCGCCAACAACGCTTTCCATAGCTTTGTACGGTCTGTCCTTTTCTGAATAACGCCCAATAGGTGTCAAGTAATCCGCAGCTAATGCAATTGCAGTAAAACACTCAACACCTAACTCAGGATCGTTAATCACCTCACGAAATTCTTTGATAGCACGCACCCCGTCATAAGTGCCATCAATTTTCGCAAGGCCTGTACCCGGATCAAGTTCCACCAAATACATATTACTTGTTTTTCAATTTTACGGTCTTTCCTTTCTTCGGCTTTTCATCTTCTTTCTGCTGCATCTCAATAGAACGCTGTTTCATTTCTGATTCATTAAGTTGCAGTACTGGATTTTCCTTAATCAACTTATCTTCAAAATACTGCTTGTGTCTTGAAAAATTCACATCGCGTCCTACATCTAAAGTCATCCGTTCGGAAAGTTCGTCTAACAATCCCTGAAGCTTTTCCCGGTACTTTCCGGATTTTGCTTCAATCTCTTTGAGTAAATCATCCTGACGGGTTTTATCCATAAGCTTGTAATAGTAAGCTGCTTGTACTTGCCAACGTGCACGATCTGCATCTTCGGTCATCTTGCTGATTAAGTCTGAATACACGACCAGCTTAATCGTATCTAAAAATTTAGGTTCTTTTGCCATGATTAAAGTTCTCCTCCTTTTGCTATGTGAATTTTTCCGTTAATCTCTGATAAGATCAATCCCGGTACAAACGTCGTAGTTGAATCTGCTTTTTGACCGATTGCTTCTTTTACACAGAACAGCACCCCTGTAGGTAGCTGCATCACTGTTGTGGTGTGTTCCCAACCTAAGACCTCATTCCACGTCTTAGTCAATAATTTCCATTCTTGCTTTCCGTTTGAATAATGCTCTGTAGACTTGCGAGTTTCTCTTTTCTTTTCTTCCTTTTCCCTTTCCCCCTCCAAAAGCTCTACTTCCAATTCTTCAGTCATTTCTAACGGTGGTGCATCTTTTTCTCCAGGCAATATTTCGTACTGCTCTGTTTCAGCGTTATACACTAAATTGTTCGGCGTAGCCGATTTTTTTGATTTTGCCATAATCCTGATTTTTTGTTCTATACAAAACTACTAAAAAAAACAGGAGTCATGTTGACCCCTGCAAAAGAATATTAATCTTAAATACAAAATGTATTGTTTGAAACACACCTAAGTTACTAAAAAAATAATAACTCACTCCTCCAGCTTAATTTCAAGCTCTATAAGCACATCGCCAATAGCATACTGAAAACGTTCATACGCTGCCTGAAACGCTTCAAACTCCATTAAGTCATCCGCCCATACAATATACCCACAAGGGTTGTCTTTGTTATTATCGTGCTGTACATAAATTGCCATACTTCAAATTTATAAAAAAAATAACTCTCCGACATCCCCCCTACACATCAGTTCTGTTTT